CAGCAGAAGCAGATACGACAACTATGACACAAGCCGAGATAAATGAAATGGTACAACGTAATGTTGACCACTTAGAAACTATCTTAGCTTATGAACCTGTTGACGCAGCAGATGATACACCTAACGTAGTAGGATCATCTTCAAGTAAAAAAACCACTTGTAGTGGCGGAGTTACAACTGGTAAAGCTTATATATCAGCTAATTCATAAGGATAAAAAATGACTGAAGAAGTAACAACTGAAACTACAGAACAACCTGTAGACCCTCAATTACAACAAAGAATTGCTTATACAGAAACTTTGCAACAAGAGATTCAAAATCTTAGAGAGCAAATGGCTCAACTACAATATCAATTAGATATTAGAGTTACAGCTTTAGTTGGTTATCAAAGTACTTTAGAAGTGATAGAAGAACCTGAAGAGGTGCAATAATGAACTGGCTTCCAAAAACGTACTACGACACTATGAAAAACTTTTGGCTAAAAGTCAGAGGTGTTGAAGAAGAAACTGTAAGAGCTAGAACAGACGAAGGAAAGTTTGTTGCAGATGATAAATCTACTCCAGACGTTAATGAAGCTTACACAACAGTACAAGTAAAAAAGAAAAAAAGAGGAAGACCTAAAAAGAAAAAATAATGGCTACAGCTAAAGACGCAATACATCAAATTAGCACACATGAAAAAGAGTGCGCTATTCGCTATGAAAACATAGAGAAAAGATTAGACGAAGGATCTGCTAAGTTTAGAAGACTTGAGTATATTATGTGGGGCTTGTATGGCCTAACAGCTGCTTCTTTAGGTATAGACAAATTAATATAAATGAAAGATGGCATTAGAAAAATTTATATTTCGACCAGGAATAAATCGCGAAGGAACAGACTATTCTAATGATGGCGGATGGTTTGACGCTAATCTTGTTCGATTTCGCAAAGGCCTTCCAGAAAAAATTGGTGGATGGGCTAAGGCTACTTTAAGCACATATCAATCTACAGTTAGAGCTCTTCATGCTTGGGTAGATCTATCTTTAACAAGATATTTAGGTTTAGGTGCTACATGGAAGTATTACATAAAAGAAGGAGATAACTTTTATGATATTACTCCTCTTCGAGAAACCACATCTGCAGGCGATGTAACCTTTGCAGCAACTAACGGTAGTTCAACTATTACAATTACCGACACAAACCATGGCGCAGTAACGGATGATTTTGTCACGTTCAGTGGTGCTGCTAGTTTAGGTGGGACTGTAACCGCTACAGTTTTGAATCAAGAATACCAAATACTTTTAGTTACAGGAACAAACACTTATACGATTACAGCTAAAGATACTTCTGGCGCAACAGTAACAGCTAACGGTAGTGATAGTGGTAACGGCGGAAGTTCTGTTGTAGGAGCGTATCAAATTAACGTAGGACTAGATACTTATGTAGAGTCTTCAGGATGGGGTGCAGGAACTTGGGGTGCAGGAACTTGGGGCTCAACAACAGCCTTAACAAGTGCTAATCAATTACGTCTATGGTCTCATGATAATTTTGGTGAAGATCTAATCATGAATGTACGAGCAGGTGGCATATATTATTTTGACACTAGCGCAGCTACATTAGGAACGACTAGAGCAATACCTTTAACAAGTCTGTCAGGAGCAAACTTAACTCCTACTTTAGCCTTGCAAGTGTTAGTCAGTGACATTGATAGACACGTTGTTTGTTTAGGCGCTGATCCAATATCAGGAAGCTCGCGATCAGGAGCTTTAGACCCTATGTTGGTTGCTTGGAGCGACCAAGAAAACGCAGCCGTTTGGGAACCTTTAGCTACCAATACCGCAGGATCTTTTAGACTTTCTGCAGGATCACAAATTATCGGAGCTATTAGAGCAAGACAAGAAACTTTAATTTGGACAGATACCGCTTTGTATTCAATGTCTTTTATCGGTCAGCCTTTTACATTTGGTATAAATTTAGTTAATGAAGGTGTTGGATTAATTTCTCCAAATGGAGCTGTCAATACACCCAAAGGTATATTTTGGATGGATAAAAAAGGTTTTTATACTTATTCAGGTGCTGTTCAAGATATTTCTTGTACTGTTCAAAATTATGTCTTTAGCGATTTTAACCAAGGACAAGCTTTTCAGGTATTTGGTTTTGTAAACAAAGAGTTTGATGAAGTAGGATGGTTTTATTGCTCAGCTGATTCTGAAGTTATTAATAGGTATGTTGTATATAACTATGAGGATGGAGCCTGGAGCATAGGACAACTTACAAGAAGCTCATGGTTGGACGAAGGTATATTTAATACTCCTATGGCTACGTACAGCACAAACGATGTAGGATATTTATATAATCATGAAACAGGTAACGATGATGATGGTTCTCCAATGGATAATGTGTTTATAGAATCCAGCGACTTTGCATTAGGAAACGGAGAGCAGTTTCAATCAATTAACAAAATTATTCCTGATGTTAAATTTACAGGCGACGGTGGTTCAGGCCAGACAATTAACTTTGTATTGAAACAAAGAAACTATCCAGGCGAAAGCTTAGCTACCGACTCGACAAACACTTGCACAGCAACTACTACAAAAATAGATACTAGACTTAGGGCCAGACAAGCAGCACTTAGGATTGAGTCTGACGATGATAATAGTCTAGGAGCAAGATTAGGAGTTGGTTTTAGAGTTGGAGCTACTCGTATGGACCTCAAAGTAAATGGTAGAAGATAATGGCTAAAATTCTAGAAACAAGACTTCCAATAGCCATAGGCGAAATATCTCCTGATACATTTAACAGGTTAGTTAGAGTATTAGAACTTAGCCTTAATAAGGTAGATTTAGACGCTACTCTTTCGGTTAATGAAACACAGCGTAATGAAAACAAATTCCAACAAGGCGACATTATATGGAATTTAACAGCGCAAGAACTACAACTATGGAATGGTGAACAATGGATAACACTATACGAGGGAGAACAGTTCGGGGTAGAAGGCGTTGCTTCTTTAGGCAAAATAACAGTGTCAACGGGTGGAGCTACAACAATAACGATATGATGGACAGAGTTAGATTATTAGAAGAGCTTATGTTAGATGAAGGTGTTATTCATGAGATTTATAATGATCATCTTGGATACGCTACATTTGGTGTAGGCCATTTAATTACAGAAAGAGACAAAGAACACGACCAACCTTTAGGAACACCTGTATCAGAAGAAAGAGTTAAGGATTGTTTAAATGCAGACGTAGACATCGTATGCAAAGAACTGGATAAAAACATGCAGTGGTGGCGCGGTCTTAACGATACAAGACAGCGCGTACTAGCTAACATGTGTTTTAATCTAGGTTATCCTAGATTAAGCAAATTTAAAAAGTTTTTAGCCGCTGCAAGAAACGAAGATTGGGAAACAGCTGCTGATGAAATGATGGACAGCAAATGGGCAACCCAGGTTGGAGACCGAGCTGTAAGGCTTAGGGAGAAAATGTTGAATGGCTAAAAAAACTAAGAAGAAAACACAAACTGTGTCAAACTATAAGAAATCATTAAGGAGACCATAATGGCTAAACCAGGATTGTATGCAAATATACATGCAAAAAAGAAACGTATAGCAGCAGGCTCAGGAGAAAAGATGAGAAAACCAGGAGCTAAAGGTGCTCCAAGTGCTCAGGACTTTACAGATGCAGCAAAAACAGCTAAAAAAATGAAAGACGGCGGTGTTTTTATGCCGAGTGCAACCGCAGTGCAAAGTAAAGGTTGTGGTGCAGTAGCAAACGATCGCAGGAAAAAAACTAAATTACTATAGGAAAAATAATGGCTAAGAAGTTATCCTCAAAACAAAAGAAACTAGCTAGAGTTGCTAAACCTCGTAATAAAATTACAGGTGCGGACTTTAAGAAATTAAAGAAACGTGGCGGCAAGAAAAGCTAAGCCAATACGCAAAACGACTGGTAAAGGCGGTAACTACCGTCCTACTAAGTCTGGCGCTGGCATGACTAAGAAAGGTGTAAAAGCCTATAGGAAAGCCAACCCTGGATCAAAGTTAAAAACTGCGGTAACAGGTAAAGTAAAGAAAGGTAGTAAGGCAGCCAAACGACGTAAATCTTATTGCGCAAGATCTGCGGGCCAGCTCAAAAAGAGCTCTGCTAAAACTAGAAACAACCCTAATTCAAGGATTAGGCAAGCGCGCAGAAGGTGGAAGTGTTAATGAAACTAGGATTATTAAAAACGTTAGTAGGTACAGTAGCTCCAACAATAGGAACCGCATTAGGTGGGCCTATGGGCGGTATGGCTGCAAATATGATTTCCGAAGTATTAGGATGCGATCCTGAGCCAAAGAAAATACAAAAGGCCATGGAGACAGCTACTCCTGAGCAACTAGCGCAGTTAAAGAAAGTAGAAGCTGATTTTGAAGTCCAGATGAAAAAGCTAGATATAGATCTATTTGCATTGGAAACAGCAGATGTACAAGACGCAAGAACTAAGTTTGGTAAAGATTGGACAGCAAAAATTATAGGTATTGCTACATTAGGTGGTTTTTTAGGGTATATATTTCTTATCACCCTTATGCCCCCAGAAGCCAACTCAGAGGCTTTGGTTAACTTAGTGCTCGGATACCTTGGTGGTTTAGCAAGTGCTATCATATCTTTTTACTTTGGGGCTTCTAACAAACAAGACAACGAATAGAAAAAACGATAATATAGGTAATGTTATGTCATACAATTTTGATTTTTTAGACGATCTTTTTAAAGACGACGATACAACAGATTACAGCTACCTGTTTGACGATTCTGGTGATGGTGCAGTTAATTTAAATTTTGATTATGATCCTAGCAACTCTGGTATAACTTCTTTGGACTTTGATGTTTCAAGTTTGTTTGGCGACGATGATTACAGTTATTTGTTTGGTAGCGATGATGATGGCATAGCTAATTTAGATTTTGACTATAAACCTGGCGTAGATTTTAGCGATGTTTATGATAATTTATTTAATGAGAATACAAACTATGACGATACTGTAAAAGAACTTTATCCCGATTTGTTTATGGACTCTACACAAGATCTAATAGCAAATGCGGACACATCCAGTACTTTACTAGATACTATTCTAGGTCTTGTTGGCGGTAAAAAAGGCAAAAACAAAGCTCAAGGAATTATGAGTTCAGTAGGCGGAGGCATTACAGACTTTGCTAACTCACCTATAGGACAATTGCTTTTGTATAACCAGCTGAAAGAACAAAGAAAAGACGATATAAAAGTACCAATTGGACAAGAAGCTTATGGTGATCAAGGATTAGGCAGTATGCCTGACTACAGAATTTTTAACTTACAACCTGCACTAATGCCAGGTGTAGGTTACGCTAATGCACCACCACCTGAAATGAAACAGGGTGGTTTAGCATCTATGAACGAAGGACCTGGAGACATAACACTAGCAAGACTAGAACCAGGTGAGTTTGTTATGACAAGAAAAGCTACTGATAATATAGGCGCTAAAAACTTATACAGTCTAATGAAACAAGCAGAGAGGATGAGCTAATGGCAGTTAATCAAAGTTATTTTACAGGTACAGCAAGAGGTCAAGGTCCTTCAACTACTGCTACGTATGAAGAGCCATCTGCTCAGGCCATGCGCCGTGGATTTTTAGAATCCGCGTTTGGTTTAGCTAGAACACCAACACCTGTAGCTGTACAACAATACGCAGGATTGGATCCGTTTGAAATGCAAGCCAGACAATTAGCTGGTGGCCTTGGTGGGTTTACCCCATACATACAACAAGGCGGACAAATGATGCAAGAAGGGTTAGGCGTTGCACGTCAAGGACAAGGAGCTCTGGCTGGAGCACAAGACATGTATGGACAAGGAACAGGATTAGTAGGACAAGGCACAGGACTATATGGACTAGGCACACAGTTAACTGGACAAGCTTCTGATTATTATAGACCAGGAGCCGCTAGTTCTTTTTACAATCCTTATGAACAAGATGTTGTCCAGCAGACACTGTCAGACTTACAAGAACGAAGTGCTAAACAAGGTGTTGCAGACAGATCACAAGCTGTAAGTAGAGGCGCATTTGGCGGCTCTCGTGGCAGGTTAATGGAACAAGAAAGGGAAAGAGCATTTGGTCGAGGCGCAGCGGAAGCGATTGGTGGCATACGTTCAAGAGGTTTTGAAGGTGCAAGAAGTGCTGCAATGACAGCAGGTCAAGGACTAGGACAACTAGGCGGACAGCTTGGATCGTTTGGTTCAGGACTAGGACAACTAGGCGGACAACTTGGACAATTTGGTTCAGGACTTTCTAACGTAGCTGGTCAATACGGTAACTTAGGAACAGGTATTGCTGGGCTAGGAACAGGTTTTGCTAATCTAGGAACAACTGGTCAAAGTAATTTACTAAAACAAATTAACGCTTTTGAAGGATTAGGCAGAACAGGCAGAGGCATACAAAATCAAATGTATGGAGCACAGTTTGATGCGGCTAATAGATTATCGGCAGAACCTACGCAACGTTTGAAAAATTTACAAAGCATGTTAGGACTGTTACCTACCACTAGATCTACTACTACATTTAATCCTATTGCCAATACCTACGATCCTATGCAAGGTATTATGGATCTTCTTGGCGGAGGAAATATTAATTTACCAGGCGTAGATCAAACAGGTGTTTCTACACAACCTGCTGGACAATCTAATCAGTTAGCTGGATTAGCTAGTCTTCTTCAACTATTCGGAGGCATGGGTTAATGCACGAGCAGTGGAAGAAAAGAAAAATGTTCTCTAATAGAGAGCAAGGTATCATGTCTGGCCTTGATCCTGTACCTATGATGGCTGGCGGTTCTGTACCTTACCCTGGTATGGAAACAGGCGGTGTCGTCCCCCAAACACAGTTATTTGAAGAAGGTGATAATGAATTAAACGCGTCATTAAACATGATGGCTTCTGTTAGTAATCCAGATGTCCCTGATATGCCAATGCCTATGATGGACGAAAAGGTAGAGGTCAAAGAAGAAGCAACGATGGACCAAGGACCTGATGGTTTTAGAATGGCCGTAGATGATTTAAAAGCAACCTTTAAATCTGAGATAGATAATTACATATCAAAAGCGGGTGTAGAAAATATTGGCAAGTATTTAAAAAGCATGAGCGTAGCCTATAACAATCAACTAAACAATTTACGCAAACAATTTAAAGTAGACAAAGTAGATCCTGAGGACCAACTGTTTACTGAACAGTTTCTTGCTGAGTTTATGACAGACGTTCCTGGCATGCAAAGTGGCGGAGTCGTATTAACTCAAGAACAACTAGATGAGTTTTTTGGAGAAGGTAGATTTCCTTTAGAGGAATGGAATAAATATAGTCCAGACATACAAGAATTTTTTATGAGAAGAGCTCGAATAGCCAAACTAGAACAAGATCAAGCTACAGCTGGTTCGCAAATAGACTTATCTAAACTTGAAGAATTGCAAGCAGAAAGAAGAACATTAGCTCCTCAAATAGGAGCAGCAGCTCGTGCAGGTGTAGCGACAGTTGGATCACCTTCTGGTAGATACCTTGCTGGATTAACAGCAGGAAAACAAGCAGAGACAGCAGCATTAGACAAAGCTTTAGTAGGGGAAATAGATATACAAAAAGCAATACTTAATGCACAAGCAAGAGCAGGCACTACAAGTGGAGAGTTAGACTTTGACTTGACAGCTAAAGAATCAGAAGCCTTTTCTTTACAAGAAATAACAAAACAAAAAGAAGAAAGAGAACTTTTACAAAACCAATGGGATGAAGCAGTTAAAGCTCAAGACGGAAAGTTTGGTAAAGCTCTACAACTTTTTATAAATCAAACAGGTGGCAAACTTCCTCCTGCATACCAAGATCAAGAAAGAGCTATTCCTGGTACAGGTGGAGCAGGAAACTTATTAGACTACTATAAAATTCTTCTTGGAAAAGAAAAAGAAGCTAGAGAAGCCAATGACAAGTCATTTTATTTACCAGACGAACTTAATAAATGGATTACATTTCCAGTAGTATAAGTTATGGCTTTGCGTCCACTTACAGAAGAAGAGAAAACAAGACTTGAGCTTCTAGAGATTACTCCTGAAGAAGTTTCTGAAATTGAAAAAATAGATCAAGACGATCAACCAAGACAAAAGACTCTTTTTGACGTTGCAGACGAACTACCTTTACCTTTAGCTGCTAAAACAGCTTTACTTGCAGAAAGGTTTTATGACAGTTTGTACGGCAGTACACAAGCGAGTATAGGAGATTGGCAAGAAACTAGAGCTGTAGCACAAGAGGGTAGAGGCCATGACGACTATGCTAAAGAGTTACGACAAAGGGCCGACATAAACGAACAACAAGCTAGTGAATATGCGTACGAAGCTAAGTATGGCGAAGAAGGACTAGAACAATTTAAAAACATAGCTGAACCAGAATGGTGGGCAGCAACTATAGGTGAAGTAATACCTGGCTCAGCTCCTTTTCTAGCAGGGGCAGGGGCGGCAGGTGGAGCTACACTTATGGCTACAGGTAATCCTTACGCTGCATTAGCAGCAGCAGCTGTAGGCGGTGGTTCTGTTGTTTTTGCTCAAACTTACGGAGACGCTTACTACGAGTATCTCGAAAAAAATCCTGATGATGAAGCAGGAGCAGATAAGTACGCATTAAAAAAATCAGGGATAAGTGCAATTATAAATGCAGCTAGTGTCCCTGCTGGGTTGGTGGGTTTAAACCAACCGATATTAAAGCACTATATAACACAGGCTATTTTACAAGGTGGCATAGGGGGAGTAGATACAGTCACACAAAACTTAATGGTCAAAAATAATATTGATCCTAACTTAGATGTAAGTACAGGTTTAGCAAAAAGTGTAATGGGTGAAGCTATTGGCGAAGGAACTATTTTTGCTACAGCAGGAAGAATGTCTACTCCTAAGTTCACTAAATTTCAAAAAGAACTTACCGAAGAAGAACGTAATGTAAATGATGAAAAAACAGAAGCCTTAACACAAGCAGAACTTAATTCTCTTGCACCAGACTTAGATGAATTAGATGCTAACGAACTTAGAGAAATAATAGTTAATAGTCCTGATTTAGAACTAGGTGTAGTGATACCAGGAGAAAGTAGAGAGTCTTTACGTAATAAACTTGTAGAAGCGGTAAGAGCTAAAAACCAAGAAAAAGTTATTAGAGACTACATGATAGACAATGTACTTTCTAACTATAATCCCGAAAAAGTTTTTGATGAGCAGAAAGCTACTTTAGATCAAATGACGGATGAAGAATTAGACGCTTACATTTTAGAAGAATTTGGTACACAAGAAGCATATTCAATATGGGCAAACAGACAAGGCGAATTAAGTTTTACACCTGGTACTACAGAAACTAGGCAAGAAGATCGTGTAGCTTTAGCAAATGCGAGTGCAAATATTTTGTTAAGAGAACGACAAGGCCCTGCATGGAAATTAGGTATCAACGAGTTTAGAGATTATGTAAGTGATATTGAACAAACTTATACAATAGAAGAGTTAAGAATAGCGGTAGCAGAAGCTGTTCCTACTGCAAATTCAGAAATGACTAAACGTATGTCTAAATCTGAACTAGCTAACAAACTAGCAGAACAACAAGCTGTTGTTGATTTACAAAGACAAGTTCGAGACAGAGCAAATAGAAGTAGAAATATAGATTTAACACAAGTATCGTTTGATGAAGACGGTAATCCTGTTCCTTTTGTATTAACACCACAATACATAGATGTTATAAGACCAGAAGGAACTGCACTAAGAGCAGAAATGATGGTTGAGCAGCCAGACGGTAGCGTAAAAACAATAGGTTTTCAAAGACAAGGTATAGAAGAAGGTATGAGTTTAGCTGAGCAAACAACTAAACGTGGTGCTGAGCTTTCTGTATTTAAAGTAGATGGTGTTGAGGTATCTCCAGATAGTCCTTTTGCAAATAAAACTATAGACGAAGTTTTTGAAGGCAGCCAAATAGATAGTGTGTATTCAAGCCCAAGATTAATTTCTCTTGAAATGCCATTAGGCACTGCACCGCAATTTCAAGGAAACGCTTTGTCTAGGATTTTTAGTTCTTACATAAGACCGTTAATGCCTACAGGTTTGTTAATTGGCAGTAGGTCTCGTCAAAGAATAACAAACATTAGAGCACTAGAAACAAAAGCGCAGAACTTAGGTTTAGAAGTAGAGCAAGCTATAGCGGAAGCAGTTAGACGAGGCGATATCAAAACTAAAGCAGAAGCTGATAAATTAATTATGGCTTTTCTACAACAAACAGGCGCGCGTATAGAACTTACAGCCGAAGAACGAAAAGTAGCTGAAAAAAACTTAGCTGATCTTGAAACTCAAAAAGTAGAGGGACGAGACGAATTGTCGCAAAATGAAGTAGATTCTATAAACGATGAAATAGAATTTATAGAAGGACAATTGCAAGACATACAAACAACTAAAGTAGCTGCAAGGCAATTGCCTGATTCATTAAGAAAACCCGCACTTAAAATTAGAAAAGGTATTGATGCTATTAGTGGAAGACTTTTAAAAGAAATACCTCCAGAAAGTTTAGATCCAAATTTAAGCGCTGTGGTAGAACATAATTTAAACACTTATGTAACAAGATCATATAAATTCTTTTCTCCAAATTTAGGCTGGAATCCAAAAGGCCAGATGATGGTTGAATCTATACAAAACTTGCCTTTTAAAGTTGCAGAAAAAGTAGGAGCTAAAACTACTGTGCCTAATAGGACAATGACAGATTTGTATAATAAAGCAGTAATTTCTATGGAGTATAAGTTTAGATCTAGAATGCCTGATTATAGATCTGATGCAAGACGTGAGTTAGGCTCAGTTGCAACTAATGAACAAGTAGAAAGTCGTGCTCTTGAAATAAGAAAAGAAAGAGCCGAAGAAGCAGTAAACGAATGGATAGATAGATCTTTGTACGAAAGTGCAACAGACGTTTCAAAAATGGCTGCTTTATTAAAAGGAAAAAATAAAGGCGAAAAAGCAGATATTAAAATCAACAAGTTGTTAACTCAACGTGGCGAAATACCTTACGCTGTAAGACAATTGTTGGGAGAGATAAAAGAACCTGAACTGATTGCTGCAACTTCTTTTGCACGAATGGCTAGAACTGTAGAGAATGCTACGTTTTTTCAAGAGGTTAAAAGACTTAGTGAATTACCAGGAGAGCAATGGTTTTCTCCAGTGGCTACCAAAGAATACCCTATTAAGATAGAAACAGGAGATGAGTTTAATCCTTTAGAAGGATTTTACACTACAAAAACTATGGCTGAAGCTTTGTCAGGGGGAACTATAAGAGGAGAAGACGCAATCCTTAACGCCCTTGCAAATACGTTTGGCACAGCAAAAGCTATAACTCAATACGGAATTATTGTATTGAGTCCTGGTACACAAATGAGAAACCTGTATGGAGCTGGAATTATGTATGGTTTCAACGGACATTTTAGAGGAATGTTTGGTAAAGAAGGTGAAATACAAAACGCAATACAGTTAATTGGTAATGATTTATTCGGCAATGTGCAATACAACCCTGAAACAGGAGAAATTTCAGGTAACGTTGATGAATACAATTCAGCTTGGGGATACATGCAACAACTTGGAATTGTTAACACAGAAGTTAGGGCGAACGATGCTTTAGGTGTATTTACTCGTGTAGCAAACTCTCCTACAAATTTTAAATCTATTGAACAAATAAGTAATCTTTTATATGGCTTAGGCCAAACAGGTCCAGGTAAAGCATTTGATAATTACGTGTTAAGTTTAAATAGAGGAGCTAGACGAGCGTATGCTGCATCAGATGATTTCTTTAAAATACTTGCGTTCTTATCTGAAAGACGAAAATTTAAAGATATGGTAGATAACATAGGAGGTTCTGACGATTTAAAACTTAGAGTGCTAAGAGACTTTTCTAAAAGTTTAAAAACAAAAAGTGGTATTACAGAAAAACTTTCTAACTATGTTCAAGACCAAGGAACAGTTTTAAGAAATGTTACGGACTTAGATAAATACATAGATCATGTATCAGCTTACATGGTTAGAAATACTATGCCTAACTATGATTATGTAGGTAAATTTAGAGAGTATTACGCAAATCTCCCAATTGGTAACTTTATAGCTTTCCCTACAGAAATAGCTAGAACGACTGCTAACTCTGCTCAATTAGTTTACAGAATGGGAACTTACTCACCTAATCCAGAAATACAAGCTATAGCTGCTGCTCAAGGCATAGAGCTGCCATCTAATCCATTTTTACAACGTGCTCAAGAACGAGCAATTGGTGGATACGTAGCAACACATGGATTAGTTGCAGCGTTAGCTAAAGCAAGTCAGACAATCTTTAATGTAGACGATGATGATACTTATGCTGCGAATGAGCTTATAGCACCTTATCAAGATAGAGATAGAATAATTTGGTTGGGTCCAAAAGGAAAAGAAACTCCTTACTTAAACACAAATTATTTTTTCCCTTACGAAGCAATAGGTAAATTCTATAACGTTATAGGAGGCACTTTAAGAGAAACTCGTGGCAAAGGAGACCCAGCAGCTATAAGAAAAGCTATGGGTCAATTTATTGCTGAGTACACCGAAACGTACATGCAAGAAAGTATTTCTGCTAAGTTAGCTTTAGATTTAATAAACAACCAAAACGATGATAATCCTTTAAATATAAAACCTATTTGGAACGAACAAGATGATTTTTCAGATCAATTTACTACAGGGTTAGAGTATGCGTTTAACAAAGCTGGACCTGGAGCTTATAGGCAAGTTAATGATGTAATATGGTCTTTGCAAGAGGGAGATGCAGCTTTAAATCGTTATGGTAAAACTATGCCATTTGTAAGAGCTGCAGCAAAATTAATGGGATTCTCAAATTCAGAAGTAAACCCTGATGTATCAATGCCTTTTATTATATCTAATAGAGTAAAAGAATTTAATCAATATACTAAACAAAACTTAAACCGAGAATACGCATCAGCTGAACAGTTAACCGAAGAAGATGTTATAAAGGATTGGGAAGATGCACAACGTTCTTGGTTCCAAATACAACAAGGTTTATATTTTGAGCTGCAAGCTTTAAAAACATGGGATGTAAACCAAAACGTATACGAAGATAGACTAAAAAGTTTTGTGCAAAGGACAGGAGCAGGAAAAGACTTTTACGATAATATTGAAAGAGGTATCTTTACTGCTTGGCCTGTTCCAAAAAGTACAGTTAAAAACTTTGAGAAAAAAGCAGAAGACTTTAGACTTTCTAGAAGATGGCCTGAATCAGAACTTGATCGTAAGTACGATCTGATTGAAAGACAAAAAGTTTCTCTTACAGGAAACCCAGAGTTATCTAGGAATCTTGAAGAGAATCTTGGGATTCTAGATCTGGAAGACTAAACTTTTCTACGCGTTCCATCCAAGCTTCGGCAGCTTTCTTAAACTCGTCACCTTCAAGAATAAACTCCTGGTATAGGCAGTCTACAGAACACATCATGATTACACCTTTCTGTATGTCTGTGCCGTACAGCTCGTTGTGTGCAAGTGCGTAAGCAGCTAACTGTTGGAAGTAGTCCCACACCCATTGTCTGCGTTTAGGTTTGTTGGTTTGTTTAAAGTCCATGATAGACAGATCATCATTGTGTACACCAATCACGTCAGCTTTACCTGCATAGCGATCAGGGTAGTACAAAGATATCTCACAACCATACACTTGTGATACGTTAGGTAGCCCTTGGTCCATGATAGTACAAGCCATTTTGTAAGCACGTTTCTCTTCTGCGTTTCTAGGTACAAAATCCCAGATGCCACCGTTAACTAGCTGCTTCTCCAGGATGTCGTGCATGTACGATCCCCTAGTTGCAGCTTCTGTTCTGATACGCTCAGCTTCTTCCTCACCTACTTTATCTATCCACTTCTTCAAGAAGTCACCTTCTTTAGTGCCAGATAATATAGTAGTAACAGACGGGAGCTTTACTCCGTTGCAGTCGTAGAACCGACCGCTGCGTCTATCTTCGCTGGAGAACACACCGTACTCGTACGGAGACTCGTACAGTATTTCATGTTTCATGATTAAACCTTAGGTACGTCGTTCAAGCGTCCGCTTTCAAGATCATCTTGTAATCTTTTTACCGCATACGCAAACACATTACTGGTGGGCCTTTCAGTTTTTTCACCGATAATAGCAGCCGCTTCCACAATCTCTTTACGTATCGCTACGCTTTTCCATTTAGTTGTATCCATTTTTACTCCTGTAGATAACATTATACATTACAATCTAAGATATATCTCAATTATTCTTAGCTTCCATTGAGTCGCCCCAATTCTTTCCAATCTCAGCATCAACTTTGTTTGGGACATCCAAAGCTACAGCTTCCTCCATTAAACGACAGATGTTTTCTACATCTTCGTCAGACTTTATAGAGAACACCAGCTCGTCATGGACTTGCAAAAGCGGAAGGTAACCCGCCTCATAACAATGGACCATGGCCTGCTTAGTCATATCTGCTGCTGAACCTTGAATTAGTTTATTTAACGCTTTGTAGACAAACGCTCTTTTGATCTCGCCGTTATATTCATGCACGGCTTCTTTGTGTTTCATCGGTCTACCTGTTCCATACTTCAAAGGCTCCCACATATCAAAGTGACAGCGCCTCCCTAGTATCGTTTTGATGTAACCTTTTGAGTTTGCACTACGCATAACCGAGTCAGCTAACTGCCTGACAAACGGTGCATAGGTATTAAACTTAGCTAAGATCTCTGATGCCTCGTCTACAGTAACGCCTAGCTGATCTGCTAACTTACCTTTGCCCATGCCATACATGATGCCAAGTCCTATTGTCTTTGCTGTCTTCCTGTCAATATCTACCAAGTTAGCTACCTCTTGATGAAAGTCTGCATCACCAGCATGGTACGCCTCAGCAATAGCATCTGCTCCGTCGTACTTAGATCTACTAGCATAGTGTGTCAGTATTCTAGGTTCTTGTTGTGAGAAGTCAGCAGAGCACCACAGCTCTCCTTCTTCTGGTAAGAACAAAGATCTAATCAAAGGGCCAATCTCTTTATTACGTGCAGGCACTTGTTGTAAGTTCGGATTGCTCATGGACAACCGACCTGTGACTGTACCGCCTGACTCACCTTTGAGCTGACGTATCTCTGCATGTATCCTTCCGTTATGTGCATGTTTTAGTATGGAATCAATAAACGTGCTGTGTGTCTTGTTTACTTCTCTAGCTTCGCGTATCAAATTAGCTATAGGATGAGAGTGGTTCTCCAGGAAAGCTTTTGTAAAACTAGGCATTCCTGTTGGTGTCCTAAGATACGTAAGGTTCATTGCATCAAATACTTTTGCTAATGAGTTGGCTGCCCACAGTTGTAGTTCTGGAACACCTGACTCATCCTTAATTTGTTGAACGATATCTTTCTCTCTTTTAATGAGCTGCTTCTTTAATGACTGAGCTCTGTCTGTATCAACACGAACACCCTTTTGTTTCATCGCAAGAATGACAGGAAGCACTCGCATTTCTAAATCAAACACGTTCCATAGGTTTTGTTCTTCTAATAAAATCTTAAAGTGATTCCATAATTTAAGCGTGAGGGCGGCGTCCTGTGTTGCATAAGTACCCACATAAGCTGACGGTAACCGCCACATCTCAGCCTTAGGATCCAGTCCCCACTCCTCCGCAGCAGCATTTAGCTCTCCCTCAGTCTTGCCTTCATTTATGTATTCGCGACCCAATGCATTCAATGAATACCAGTATTGGTTCTCGTCAATCAAAGGAGCAACGACCATCGTATCGATAATCCTGCCATTGATAGGCACACCTTCTCGTGTCAACCAACCAACATCATAACTAGAGTTGTGAAATATCTTGTCACTATCTGTAGCGCAGATCTTTTTAGTAAACTCTATAACTTTCTTTTTAGAAAAGTTAAATCCTTGCTCATGTGCAAACGGAAAGTAATCTTCGTAACCGTCTATTGCAAAAGAAATACCGACGACCTCGCCATCACCTCTAATGTAACCTGGTCCTAGTTCTTTTAAACTTGGATCTCTAGTCTCAAGGTCAATGGCAATCTCTGTTGCCTGACATAATTTCTCTGTTGGAAAACTATCGGGTGGTATCCACTCCGTTGGGGGCTTGTAAACAAAACTCATATAACGTACCTGTAATAATCATCTTGGGCCTGTATCAGATATAGGTTTTCTATTGTACGTGTAATCGCAACATAGAACTGTCTGTGTAGCCCATCGGGTTGTAACATAGAAGTCCGCTTCTGTGATTTAGATAAGTCTAAGTACACAGCTACGTTCTCCGCTTCTCCACCTTTTGCCTGATGTATAGTCGAAATGACAATGCGTGGTTCTCCTAATAAATCTTCTTTGTTCTTTAATGCTTTCTCTATAAAACTTCTTCTTTCTACGTCTATCGTTTTATCAAACACAGTCTGCCATTCTTGGCCAAGACATTCTGGTTTGAGTCCATAGTTATCTATAATCTGTTGCAGTGATAACGACTGCCCTTGGTTCGGAGCCTGTGAAACCTGTGTGATGAATCCTCTCTTCACTCCTGTCTTACCTAAATACCCATAAAGATCATCAAGCTCTGATAACGTGATCTCTTCTTTATTGTTTAGTCTCTCCCAAATCTGTATAGCCATGCTCATCTTTCTAGGTATATAACGAAAGTTGTTGTGAGCAAAAGCAAAACCATTGTCTATCAAATACTTTCTGACGTTGTATCCCTTAGATGCATCCGTCAACATATAGTCACAAGAAGCAAGCACGAGCCAGTTACCCTCCCGCAAAGGCAATAGTTCTACTGAACTGACCTTACTGACTGTGCCTGATTCTTCTCTAGGTTTATAAGTCTTAGGTTCTCTAGAAATTATGCGCTTAGATATACGCTCAGCTATAGGATGTACTTTGCCAGGTATACGATAGGACTGATCTAACACAATGCTTTCGCCTACGTAATTTACAAAACGCTGTGGCTTTGCTCCATTCCATTCGTAAATAGCCTGATCATCGTCTCCAGCTATGTAAGTCTTTTTAGCATTCAAAGCTAACTTTTCTACAAGCCTCCAGTTTAGTTCTGCTAAGTCTTGAGCTTCATCAACAATTAATAGATCTAATTCAGGAGCCGTACCATCGTCTAGGAATTTGTTTATCATGTCAGCAAACGAATAGACAACAGGTACTCTAGAAAGTCTAAACGACTCCCAAGCTTCTGCTATAGGTTCTAGCATGTGGACTACAACTCCTTTACGTTGTTCTTTCTCTAAAGACAATCGCTCTTCTTTTAATGTGCAACAGTTAGCCTTCGCACGTTCTATGATATCGAAGTAGGGATCTTGGACCACGGACCTCAGGCCTCTCGCATTTGTTCCATACTTCTTAGTAAGGTTAAACTCATAATCTTCTAAGAAATCAAATACATCTCTACCACCCATGACTTGTGATATACCCATAATTCTTTTGCAGAAAGCATGGCTCGTACAGAAGTAAGGCATCTCATCAAAGCCCAGACCCAATCGTATATTCGCTCTGTTCTTTCCTTCCTCAGCTGCTTTTACAGAAAAAGATATAAACGCTATCCTCTCAGGTGCAACGCCTTCATCAAGACTCTTCTCTATAATGTTCATAAGAGTTGTAGTCTTTCCTGTTCCAGGAGGCCCAAAGTATTTAGTTACGTTTGTCATATAAAAATATAAATTCTGGTGTTTGCTCTCCAACATAAGCACCTGTTACATTAAAGTCTATCCACTCAACAGCTTCTTCGTAGGTCATTTTGTCTCTAGTCATAAATATTTCTACGCATTTATCCCAGTCATACACAGCTTTACTCGGACCAAAACCACACGACACACCTATAAAAGCATCCTCTAATCCATCTGCTAACAAAATGCCATCTATACCTAATTCTTCTACGTACCCAGAAATTTCTTCTCTACTTATTCCCATGCCAAAGGCTCCTTTTGTGATTTAAAGTCACTAGAGTCAACAGCATCTTCATCTATCTCGTATATGTCTAGCATCCAAATCTTTTTGTTACCAACAGTCCTGTCGATGTATTTAGCTATGTTTGTAGCTCCCATGTTTTTAAGCTCAGTAAATACCTCTGCTTCTTTTATGTGTCGCATCTTCTTAAACTCTTGGATAAAGATCACTGCATCTCTACCTGTAAACCACCACTGCTTAGTCTTGTCCTCTTCGTATCTAAACACACCATTAGATGCGATAGATAATCTAGAAGAAGACTCAGACAGTCTGCAGAATTCATAGATAGCTTCTTGTAGTAACCCTTGCTTTGTCATATCAGCAGGGACTTCTACTTCTTGTACGTCTTGTAGCAAAGCATTTAACTTGGCTACCCAATCTGTTTTCTTTACATCAGGTGGACATATATTAAGAACCTCCATACATCTTTGTTGATACATAGAGAAGTTATGCAGTTGCTTTGTATCTAAAACAATTGTTCTACCGTCTACATCTAAATGCCAAAGCGGTGGATCAGTTAGATACTTACGCAAGCCACCAAAGTTAGGATCACGCTCAGATGCATCAATGCCATATCTTCTAGTTACGCAGATACCACTCTGACAAAAATCTACCAAAGGTTGTTTACCGCATTGGTATCTATACTCTGATTTTTCTAAGCTTTGTATAATTGTATTAAGCTCACTGTGAGACAGAGCCTTTGTGCAAACTGTTTTGTTTATCTCCTGGAGTTTGTCTTTCCATTCCTCTCCTTCAGGATGCACTTTGCGTAAGAGCACACCATAATTAAGTAAGGCATTGTTACGCATACCCTCAGGTATTCCGTTAAGTTTCATGTGTATTAAACAAGGTGGGGCCTCATCCCACATACTGCCTTGCTTAGTAATCTGTTTCTTTCTGCTTTTCTTTACAGCTATAAAACTATCTAACTGTCTTTCGGTTATAGATACTTTATCTACTAAATCAAAAAATTCTTCTATGTCCGCAGCTTCCCCATCAGGTTTTAGTGCGTATCTTGTTGTGTCTTCTCCTGCAAAGTAAGGCATGTTTAACCAGTTGCCTGTCTGGTTTTCTTTCGGTAGTTGTTTAGACCACTCGTATTGCTTAGGAAAGATCTCGTCTCCTGTTCTTCCCATAGCTGCTGCTATCTCCTCTAGTTTAGATTGGAACTTAAACGCTGATATCGGTTCCTTGGTAAATAAAAACAAATGTACTCCGCCTGATTTAGTCATGCACGGCAACAAAGGTAGATTCATTTCTTCTATCCTTTGCAGTATTTCATTTGTATCTATGGGGTATTCGTCAACGTCTATACAACCCCATTTGCAAGTCTCATCATCAGTCAATGGTATTACACCAATAGACAGGTCTCCTTTTAAATGTCTCTCCCAAAGATCTACCGTCAAAGGCTCTTGTAGTGTCCGTCCTCTGCCGTCTTTCTTAACACCTTTCGCGGTGTTCTTTTGTCCCGTGATTTCATATATACCGTGAGCTCTCTCTAATCCTGAGAATACTTGCTTAAATTTATTTGCGATTTCTTCCATGCGTACTCAAAAAGAAAGCTCCAGCATTGAGTGAGTGAATGCTGGAGCTTAATGAAGTTAGTCTTCCCAATCCTGTTTGGACCCAGACTTATCTTCTATTGTGGAGGTCTTCTGACCAGGTAACTGGTCCATTCCTCCATCGGAACAAAACTTAGAGAATTCTTCTGCCTCTTTAAAGAGGTCGATTTCTTTCTCGGCCAATACCCGTTCCTGCGTAATATTATAGCTATACCACGACCCACGATCATTGGATTCCACTTGAGTCTTTAGAAGATACCAATGCGAGTATGCAGGTGGAGTATAAGCTCCTTTTGCACCTTGCAGTTTGGTTCCCTGTATCAGGGTATTCCAACTACGCGAGTGTTTAAGTTGTGAACCAGTCATATTAATAACACACCTTTGGGGTGTATCATCAATAAGCGCGTAACCATAATGATTAGCAGTTGTCGTCAGCTGGGTTTCCCCACTTGGCGTAACTAATCTACCTTGGCTATCACGTTGGCATCGATTCAATAGATCTGAATCTGCAGGATGCACGGTTACAAGACCTCCACCTTTCTCACGCAAACGCCACTCGACTAAAGTTTTGTTATAGTAGACAGGTAAAAATGAAAGACCTTTGTCTCCATTTACACAGGTACTGTTTCCTGAATAGAAGATATCTCCTTCCTCTGCGTCTGCAACATAATCTGCGCTGGCTTTTTGTCTTTGCGGAGACATTGCTTGCACTATGCTGATACGCGGAGTCTTGAGGTCTTCCGCACCTACATCTCCGAAACCTTTCTCTTCGATGTTTTCAAATAGGGACGTTAAGGCTGTCCCCTCTCCTTCTTTCTTCGTTGCCATTTTTTTCTCCTTCTTTCTTCGTTCAACGATTAATTTTAGTGCGCTTGCCGAGGTACACAGAAAACTTTTTCTGTATCTCTTGGTCAAACTCACCGTTACCTGATTCTATTTGTTCTTTAACAAATGCCTTCAGGGTGCTTGGATGCACTGCTTCTTTTTCTGTAGGTACAAAACCCTCAGATTTACACAATGCCACCAATTCTTTTGCGAGACTATCTTCACCTTGACCAAACGAAAGTGTCATAGTGTTTTTGATAATGTCTCCGTGTCCGTTATCTCGTAACCAGTTGTGCGCTTCTTCTAGATTCGCTACAGATATTCTGGCACTGTAAAATGGTTCAGCTGATATACGTGAACCGTCATTTAGTTTAAGGTCCGACACACCTAGTTGTGTCAGTCTGTCAGGTATGAGTTGTTCTGAAAGTTCCCTTTGTTGGTCTTTCAAACGTTTTAGTCTTTCTTCTGTGTTACCAACCTCTGCTTCTACTCTTAATAGTTTCTGGCATAATTCACTGAGGTCTTTGATAGAGTCTTCTGATATTTCCTCTACTGCTTTTGTTGTGCTTTTCTCAAAAAGATCTTTGATATTTGTCATTGTTCACTCCTTCTTTATTTCGTTATCAACTTAAAGTTGCCAATGCACTATACCATCTATATAATACATTGCAACACTTTAAGATGTGTTTGAATATATAACGAAGAATAAAGGACGGGACTTATGGAAATAACAAACTACGAATTCAAGAGCGAACCATATCAACATCAGTTAGAAACTCTCCAAGAGAGCTATCATCGTAACCTATTTGCATTGTTTTTGGAAATGGGCTTAGGCAAATCAAAAATTCTCCTAGACAACGCAGGCATTTTATTTGAAGAAGGTAAAATATCAGGGCTATTGATTGTGTCGCCTAAAGGTAATTTACGTAATTGGGATATTAACGAGGTAAATAAACATTTACCTGATCGCATAGAACGTAACGTATTAGTTTGGCAACCAAACCACACACAAAAATGGTTACATGATTTTAAGACGATGGTTAACGAACCTAGTGAAGGCACACTTAATATTTTTTTAGTCAATGTAGAAGCTTTTGCTACAGTCAAGGCATGTAAATTTGTAGAGGAGTTTATGGTTACGCATGATGTAATGATGGCCGTAGATGAATCGACTACGATTAAGAATCCAAAAGCCAAACGCACACAACATCTTATTAAGTTAGCACCATTAGCCGACTACAGAAGAATACTTACAGGATTTCCTATAACAAAAGCACCTCTTGATCTGTATTCACAATGTTATTTTTTATCACCAAACCTATTAGGCTTCAGTAGTTTCTATGCCTTTCAAGCCAGGTATGCCATAACTCAACGTAAACAAATGGGGCAACATGCCTTTCAACAGATAGTAGGTTTTCAAAAGTTAGAAGAACTACAACAATCGATTAGGGATTTTTCTATACGTAAGATAAAAGATGAGTGTTTGGACTTACCTGAGAAAGTTTATGTAAGAAGGCATGTAGAACTTACAGAGGAGCAAAGCAAAGCATACAGCACGATGAAACGTGAAGCATTAATGGTATTAGATGATGAATTGTTTTCGACTATGAACGTACTTACTCAGCTTATGCGACTACAACAAGTAGTAGCAGGTAGCTTACGTAATGAGGATGGCGAGACAATCATATTAAAGAACAACAGAGTGCAAGCAGTATTAGATCTATTAGAAGAAACGTCAGGTAAGGTTGTAATCTTTGCCGTCTTCCAGACAGATATACAAGAATTAGAAAGAGCTATTACTGAGAAGTTTGGTCAAGGCTCTGTAGCATCTTACTACGGCAAAACACCTCAGGACGAACGACAAAATATTATAGAAAAGTTCCAGGATCCTGACAGTGAACTTAGATATTTTGTATCTAACCCACAAACAGGTGGTAGAGGTATTACATTAACAGAAGCCAGCACTATGATATTTTACTCTAACTCTTATGACCTAGAACTTAGGGTACAAGCAGAGGACCGCATACATAGGATTGGTCAAGAACGCAGTTGTACCTATGTAGACTTAGTATCACAAGGTACAGTTGACGAACAGATACTTAAAAATCTATTGAGTAAAGTTAAGATCAGCAACGAAGTTCTTGGAGAAGTTCGCAGATGGTTCCAATAAGAGTATAATTTACAAAAGAATATGGAACAGACAGTTACATTTATTAATGAAGTAGGCTTCCCTATAGCGGCGGCACTAGGTTTAGGTTTCTTTATATGGAAACTTATCAATAGAATTATTGATGGCATGGAAACAAAGCTAGACGTCTTAGATGAAAAAGTTGCAGTACAAATAGCAGCAATGGAAGAAAGGTTAGGAGGCAAGCTAGACTCTCAACATGGAATACTAGTGGCATTGATAGATAGGATCAGATCACTTGATAATGAAATCATTAGACAAGACACTATGATTAAAACAATCTTAGGAGTTCCTAATCTTATAGATATAGATAAGATCGCTAAAGCTGACAGAGACGATCAAAGGAAAGATTGATGGCTCCTAAACGACCTGACGAAATATTGTTTATATCTTTTATCATACTTACTATGTTTATTGTTTTATCAGTTCAAGCTGATGAAATGACGCACAAGTTTAAAAGCCCTAGTTTCTCAGGGCAGAATACATCTAGTCACTATCTAACTATAGAAAATCAAGAGTTCAACAGGATAGAAGCTGTACGAGAAGAGATTAGAGCCTATCAAGAAGACTTAGAAAGAGAAGCAGAGAACACAACATTAGCTAGGTTCATACGTAACCTAGAGAGTAGAATATATGCACAGCTCAGTAGACAGCTGGTAGATAATTTATTTGGTGAGTCCTCATCTGATTTTGGTGTTTTAGAATTAGAAGGTAATACCATAGAATATAGGGTAGAAGACGATAAGGTAACTTTAATAATTACAGATGAAGAAGGCAATACAACGGAAATTACTGTTCCTCTCGGTTCTTTTAGTTTCTAGCTGTGCTTTAATTGTAGACCCATTAGACAATGGTATACCTCCAATGCGGGACATTGAACCTGCAGAAGTAAGTTCTTTAATTGTACAAGGACTTAAAGACATTGGACCCCCTGTCAAAAAACCTATCGTTGCCGTTTATGCAAAAAGTTTTCAAGATAATACAGGCCAACGTAGATCTAATAGTCAGTACGCTAGTTTTAGTACAGCTATTACTTCCTCTCCCGATGCTTATTTAATAAGAGCGCTTAAACATTCAAACTTCTTTGATGTAGTAGAGCGCAAAGGCCTAGACGATCTGACTAAAGAACGACAGCTCATACGTACAACCAGAGAAAATTTCGAAGAAAAACAAAAGCTTAAACCTTTATTGTTTGCAGGGCTTCTTATGCAAGGTGGAGTTATAGGTTATGAAACTAATGTTAAGAGTGGCGGAGCTGGGGCCAGGTATCTTGGTATAGGTGCATCAAAAGAATACAGGCAGGACAGTATTACTGTTTCCTTACGCACTGTTTCAGTGAGCACAGGTAAAGTTTTGTTAGAAGTATTAGTAACCAAGAGTGTATTGAGTGCTTCTATATCACAAGACGTATTTAAGTTCTACAGTAACAACACTGAATTAGTTGAAATTGAGAGCGGGATAGTAGAAAATGAATCAGTAAATATAGCATTACAGGCTGCTGTGGAAACAGCGGTCTTAGAAACAATACTCGAAGGGTTAGAACTAGGGTATTGGGAGCAAAGAAGTGAGAACAAATAGACTACTTATATTGTTGCTTTTAATAGCAACACCTTTTTATGCAGCTGACAACGAGATATTTATAGATCAGTCAGGTGCTACATCTAATTTAGATATCGAACAAGTTGGGGGTAGTGGCAACATCATTGGTGGAGCTGACGCAGCTGCTGGTTCTATGACTGCATTAGATATCGATGGTGCAACTATGACCTTAGATATATTACAAAAAGGTAATACCAATAAATTCTTAGGAGACATCTGGGCAGATAACTACACAGGTTACTTCTCATTTATTGGCGACACAAATACGTTCAATATGAGTACAGATGAGACCAACGCTACTGGAGCTGATGGTTCTAATGTAAACGTACAAGTCACAGGCAATACCAACACCATGACTTTGAATCATGCCATGACTGCACTAGCAGCAAGCTTAGATTTAGATTGGACTGTGCAAGGTGGTGGTAATAACATTACTGCATCTATAGATGTAGATGGTGCCACTAATTACATGGACATTGATGGAGACGATAATGTTGTCACCTACGATGGAGACGGATACGCAGGAGGCTACTTTTGGCTAGACCAAACAGGAAGCAGTAGAACATTTAACATAGATCAGGAGTCTACATCAGATAATGACTGGCTTAAAATTACATCTGTTGGCTCTAGCGGTACTGTCTGTGTTACTCAGTCAGACGCAACGACTTCATTCGTCTGTTGAGATAGGCTCTATTTCAGAAGTTAGAGGCAACGCACAAGTTCTTAGAGATAAGGCTTACGGCGCTGAGTTGCAATTTGATATACAACAAATGGATGATGTCCGCACAGAAGCTGGCAGAGTTGCTATAACCTTTTCAGACGACTCCACAGTCAAACTAACAGAACATTCTAAGTTAGTCATAGACGAATACATTTACGATCCTGACCCGTCAAAATCTAAAATGGCCCTGAAGTTTGCTAGTGGCACAGCGCGATTTATTACAGGTAAATTTAACAACAAGAACAACATATCAATACGCACACCGACAGCTAACATAGCGATAAGAGGGACGGATTTCACCTGTACCGTAGACGAGCTGGGTAGATCTCTTGTCATACTGTTACCAGACGAGAATGGCATATCTAGTGGTGAGATTATAGTATCTACAGGAATGGGTAGTGTGACGTTAAACAAACCCTACCAGGCAACTACTGTATCTGTATTCGAAAGTAATCCTACTGCACCTGTTGAACTAGATATTACATTGGATCTAATCGACAACATGCTCATTGTAAATCCTCCTGAGCAAACACAAGAATCGTTAGAGCAATCACAGACACAAGCCTCTGCTGACTACCTGGACTTTAACGACCTAGACATAGACTTCCTTAACGAAGACTTTCTTGATGCAGAAGCAGAGCTAGAGTTTACTGAGCTAGACATTAACTATTTAGATGTAAACTTTTTAGAGGATCTACTTAATGTATTAGATGCCTTAGCACTATCTAAAGAAGAAGATGCTCTCAAACAAGGAGGAGTAGGCATACGTATAGCTGGGACAGAGATAGGTCAGGACAAAGACACACAGATAACAACTATCGTATCGGGGCAAATTATTAGTTTGACCAGGACAGTTAGTCAAAGCGCTAAGTTAAACCTGGATGGATCGGACAGCTACACTGTTATCTTGATACAGGATGGTGTATCTAACACGGTTAAGATCAACGGTGGATCTTCTACAACAATAACAATTAAACAAAGTTCAGGATGAAAAAACTACAACTCCTTGGTTTGATAGCTTTGCTCGGCTTACCTTTGGTGCTACAGCTCACACCTTTAGAAATACTAAAGCTCAAGGTATTCGATTCATGGATCAAGGACCAAGGGCCTTCTGGTTACTTTACGATACTAAACATTACAGAAGAAGACGTGAGGGACGAAGGTGGGTGGCCTTTTCCTAGAGAAAGACTGGCTGAGATACACATGCAGCTACTAGAACGCGGAGCTATGGGAGTAGGATACGTTATAGCATTTAGCGAACCAGATCGTTTTGGTGGTGATGAAGTGTTTGCCAATAGTCTAAGTATGCACCCAAGTATCTTGGCTATGTTTGAAACAGACAATCAACAGTACCCACCTACAACGGGGACTGTGATACTGGGTGATGATATCGGTGGGGTAATGCTGCAAGGGGCTACACAGAATGTAGAAATATTACGGAACAGTGCTTACCAGGGTATATCTTCTGCACCGATTGATGTAGATGGTTTGACCAGAAGACTACCTTTGTTGATGCGTACTCCTGATGGTTGGGTTCCTGCATTTGGCACACAAGTATTAAAAGTATTAGCGGGTGCTGACACCTACGTTATAAATACGAATGATAATGGTATACAGGAAATCAGGGTAAAAGGGCTTCCACCAGTCAAAACAGACAGTTTAGGACGTAAGTGGATAAGTTTCGTGAATACCCCTTCGACCACATTACAAGAGATGGATGTGGCAGATAAGTTTGTAATTGTAGGAGTGACAGCTAACGGGGTGATGCCGCAACTATCTACACCAGCAGGGCTACTCGAACCGCACAAGATACAAGCAGCTTTAGCAGAAAGCATACTGATACAAGACAGCCCATACATACCTGACTATTCCCTAGCTGTGGAGTTGGCAACTCTAATAGTAGGTGTAGTCATGATGTGGGCATTCATTAGTTTTCTGGGGATAACGTTGGGGATAAGTTTAGCTGTGTCTACCATGGCCTTAACTTTATTTGGTGGCTACAGCATAGTACAACAAGGTGTATTGATCGATGTAACTTGGACATTTATGGCTGAGTTTATAACAGCAACCATTACCTTTTATTTAAGGTTTAGAGAACAATACAAACTACGGCAGCTTATAAAAAAACAATTCGAACATTACTTAGATCCGAGGCAGGTAAAGGCTTTGCAGTCTGATCCCAGTCTATTGAAGTTGGGCGGAGAACGACGGAATTGTACGTTTTTGTTTACAGATGTACGTGGTTTTACTGCTATGAGTGAGACTATGGAACCAGAAGAAGTAACAAAGATTATGAACGAAGCTCTGACTATACAATCAGACACAGTTAAGAAGTACGATGGCATGGTGGATAAGTATATTGGTGATGCAATGATGGCGATATTTAATGCGCCCTTGGACTTAGAGAACCACGAAGAAGCTGCTGTGTTGTGCGCAAAAGAGATACAAGACCAGTTTAAATCTTCAAAAATTTCTGTGGAGATTGGCATTGGCGTAAACACAGGCCCAGCTGTGGTCGGTAACATGGGGTCTGAAACCAGGTTTGACTACACAGCTATAGGTGACACGGTAAATTTAGCAGCCAGGTTAGAATCCAGCACCAAAGAGGTAGGTAAAGATATAGTTATTGGAGAGTCCACAGCAAAAGCATGTTCTTTCCCTCTAGCGGTACTACCTTCGATCACTGTTAAAGGTAAACAGGACAGGATAAACATATTCACCTTGATGCCCTAATCATATAAACTAAGTCAATGGCAATATTCGGTAAAGACATTACAGCAGCAGATTTAGCTGTGGGCAATTTACAAGGTTCTGAAAAAGAAAAATCAGCTGTTAGTAAAGCTTTGCGATTTGGTTTAGATCAACCTACCGAGAACGTTGCTACTACTTTAAAAGCTTTAGGATTTGACACACAAGCAGATTCGTTAAGCGGTCTAATAGATGCACCTGAAAACTATGAATCAGCAGCAGCTAAGTTTATGAATCCAGAAGGAGAAGGACTTTTAGATTTTAGCTACAAAGATTTACCTTTAGCTGTAGTAGAACAGATAGGACAACTGGGCGGATCTATGGCGTCTAGAGCTGGAGGTTTTGCATTAGCAGGACCTGTCGGAGCTCTGCTCGGACCAGGATTGTTTGAAGCGGTGCAAATAGCAGGACCAGTAGCATTAGAAAGAGCTCGAAACAATGGTAGAGAAGAACCTAACTGGGAAGATTGGTCAGGAGCACTAGGTACAGCTGCATTTTCAGGAGCTCTAAACGCCGTAGGTGTACAAGGCGTAGGAAAACTTAACTCGACAATAGCTGGATCAGCTCTTCGTGAAGGTGTAACGGAAGGGTTACAAGGAGCAACAGAACAAATAGGGAGCACAGGACTAACAGAAGCTGGGCTACAGATAGATCCTAAACAAGTTATAGGTGAGGGATTTATAGGCGGTTCTACAGGAGCGTCTGCACAAGTACCTTCTTCTGCGATATCAACAGAGCAATCTTTAGAAAACCTTAGACAAGACATAGTTGGCGATAGCATAACAAATACAATGTTTGACCAAGCTACACCTGACCAGGCTGTAGAAGAAATGGGAGAACAATTAATGTTAACGGAACAAACTGTAGCAAATATAGAACAGTTTGAACAAGAAGCCGATCAGTATGACCCTGATGATCCAGGAGCTTTTACTGATGAAAATGTCATTCAAGAGTTTTTAACAACTAACGATCAATTTACAGAAAATCAAATCGAAACCCAATTTGGGGATCAATTAACTAGCGATGAACGATTTCAATTATTTGTAAACGTACAGGAGTACATAAGAAGTCACTTTGAATTCTTTGATCCTCGAACAGATGTTTCGCCACGAGATGCATTGAGGCAGATAGCTAATACTGTGACCCAAGAAGCAGGAGCCTTTTTAGATGCAGCTAACCTAGAAAAGATTGAAGCGGGCGTAGATCCACGTTATGTTGGGCCACAGTCTATGAATATAGATCTTAACGCTAAAGAAGAGTTATACGCTGCAAAACCAGAAACATACGATCCTTTTATTGACGAAAGACAAGGCATAACCTCTTTAGAATCAGGTATTGATCCTAATTTCTTAACTCAATCAGTCCTGATGCAAGACGGCATATTAGACCAACGTTTACCTAAGGACCCTAATAAACCTGTAAATCCTCAAAGTTTATTGCAAGAACTAGGCATAAAAGAAACCGATAAAAATTGGTTTGAGACCTCAAAGAGAGGAAACAAAAAAGTTGTTAGTGAACTTGTAAACACAGAGATAGCTCCATTTTTAAAAGCTAAAAGAGATGCAGGAGAGAAAGTTACACGTGCGGAAATAGAAAATATATTCTACGATTCTTTAAACCGACATAAAAGTTTTCTTACAACAGGGAGCGAAACTCGACATGAAGGTGGTTATACGTTTAAGGAACAAGGACTACAGAATTTGTTCCCTGAGATTGCAGAACCAGACAGGTATTTTGAATTATGGAATCATTACGACGCTTTAATACCAGGGAATTCTGTTTTAGAAAACAGTCCTTTCTTTAATCGCGATGGCAATGATAGCCTTCATAATCCTCACGGCGATGGTGCGCTTATGTGGACACGTGGTTTTCAAGTAGAACATCCAGACGGATTAGGACCAGGGACATTGCTTGCAGAGAACCAATCTAAACTGCATGGACATTCACAAGATCCAGGTAAACCTAGCGAAATGTATTTTTCTTCAACGGGTATCGAAGAAGATACATCTCAGTTTGACGATATAAAGAAAAGACAAGACAATTATGAAACGGCTTTAAATAATTTTAAAGATGAAAGTGCAAATAAAAATATTGCTGAAAGTGATAAAAATGATTTAGTAAAAGGACTAAAAGATATCAAGAATGCCAATGCTATTGCAGATCTTCTTTTAGAAGAACCCAGTCAGTATGGTGCTTACAGAGATTTTGTCATTAATCCTATAGAAAAAGAGTTAGGTTCAATATCTGATACGTTTGCAAAAGAAAATAAACTTTTAAAAGAAAGACAAGTTAAAGAAAGTAACGATGCTTTTGTAGAAGCCATTGTTGAATCTCAGCCTCTTGGAAATTTAGGAATAACAATAGATCAAAACAGTTTTCAAGAATTTATGGATCAACCCGCACAGGCTTTAGCTCTGTTTGATACGTTCGGATCGCAAAGAAGAAAAAGATTTAACGAATACGTTCTTTTGAATCATGGTTATAACCTTAGACTTGAGTCAGTAACCAATAGGAATTATGACCAAAGAACTTTTAAACCAATCAACGACAGAATACGCGGTTTAGCCGAAACGCCTGACGGACAGTTAAGTAACAAACACACCTCAGACAGAGTAGAACTTATACTGGATTACAGTCCTAAATTTGCTGACAAATACAGCACTTTTACCAATTTGATTGCAGCATCAGACAACTATCCTACTGCTGGGGAAATGAGAGAGTTAGAACAGTACGAAGCTAGGATGAGGGATACGAACAAAAAAGTATTCCCTGACTATCCGTTTAAAAACAACTATCCTGCAATGAATTTAAGGAAAACAGTTACGTTGGCTTTAGACCAGGGTAATAACTTTGTTTTTATAGGTAGTGCAGGATCTGGAGGAGCTCCTAAGTCTGTGTACAGAGCTCAAAGAAAAGAAGCCGAAGGCCTAGCAGAGGCAATAGCTAGTTATAGATCTGATTTAAAAGCAGATGATTTATTTACAATGCTACCAAATTCAGCAGACACACCTGGGGGCCCTTATTTCTCACTAGACATAAGGCCGTTAAGACAGTTGATAAAAGCAAAAGTGTTTAAAGGTTTCAAGGGTTACAAAGAAGGTGGTTTAGTTATGAATTATGGTGATTATGGAAGGAGTTATATTTAATGTATGAATACAATTGCACAGTGGAAAGGGTGGTCGATGGAGATACTATCGATGTTGTTTTACATCTCGGTTTCGATATTATGTATAAGTCTCGTGTTAGGTTATATGGTATTGATACTCCCGAGTCACGTACTCGTGACCTGGATGAAAAGGCTAGAGGAAAAATGGCTGGGGCTTTCTTAACCGAAGCGGTAGAGGAAGGAGAAAAAGTAGTCATACAAACAAAGCTCAAGGACTCCAAAGGTAAGTACGGCAGAGTTCTTGGTGACGTTGTTGTGGATGGTAAAAATATTAACCAGGCCATGATCAAGTGCCACCTGGCGGTAGCCTATCACGGGCAGTCTAAAGATGATGTAGAAGCTGAGCACATGCGCAACAGGGACATCCTTATCGAGAACGGCTTACACACACCAGTATAACAATATGAAAGTCTGTTTAATCCCTCCTGGGTTTGTAGCAGGGATGTATCATGACATCATACCTTTCCTATCTCGTTTAGCTCCTACGACCAACGGTCGTTACGATGATGTAGATTTATACAACAGTCTTTTACTAAACAAAGAAAGCCTATGGACAGTCGTTGATGACGATGAAAAGATTCTGGGCATTTTACTAACTGATCTACAGATATTTCCACAAAAGAAAGTCTTTTGTATTAACTACGCAGCTGGGGATGGCCTGGATGATTGTATTGATGAAGTGCTTAGCGCAATGGAACAGACTGCAATTCGACATGAGTGCGACGCTATGCAAGTTACAGGTAGGAAAGGCTGGGTGAGAAAACTACAATCCTATGACTGGAAAGAAGAATTTGTTATAGTAAGTAAAAATTTATAAAGATATGTCTAAATCAGATGCGGAAAAAGAAGCCTTACAATTAGAAGGTGGATTAGGAACTTTAGCGGGTAGCTCAGGCGGTGGAATAAGAGTACCGCGTAGCGCTTTTGACAAACTTACCACAACGGTCACACCAGAAGGACTTTCTGCTCAAGAGTTTGATGCTTATGAATCTCTTGATTCTGGTGGATTTACACCAAACGGTATGCCTTCAAACCTAAGAAACGACTACGCTGGTGCTAGTGTAGTAGAGGCAGTAGGTAAAATGCCAAGCGCAGGAGACCGTTTTGGCCCTGGCGGTTTGACTACGCTTACTGGAGACTTTGTCGGCTCTGACTTTGGTGGCCTTGGCGTAGGTAATTTTGATCCTACAGGTGGTTTAGATCCTACATTACCTCAGTTTCAACAGGAAAAAACCTTTGGGCAAAAGGCTAAAGACAGTATAAAAGGTTTTCTAGGCAAGTTAGCAAGAATACATCCCGCAACGCGTAACGCAGCATTTGCTCTTGATTTTGTAAAAGGATTGCAAAACGCAGAAAACCCACAAGAATTTGTTAAGGGCGTGATGGGCCAACTTGCTATGAGAAAGGTAGGCGGCAACCTTGGTTTATCTGGAGTACAGAAACAAGGTATAGGCGGTCTTATGAATATGGCCCAAGGCAAACAAAACCTTGGCCAAACATTAGGAAGTCTTGGTACTTCTGCTGCTTTTAGAAGTGCAGCTCCTTCTATATTCAAGTCTGCTTATCAATCTGGCGGTATGAACGGTGTTTACGCGGCAGCTGCAGCTTTGCAGATGGCTCAACGTGGAGCTCAACAAAAAGTTTCTGGTGCATTAGGACCTGGTGGTGGCGGGTAAAGGATCAAAGCCAAGACCTCTCTCGGTATCTGCTGATAAGTTCAGCGATAACTGGGATAAGATATTCAATCGACGTAAAAAACCAATAAGCGGTAGCCTGTCGGGTAAAGATCATGTATAATACATCTTATATGTAAGTATCCTTACTTATGTTAAAATAAACACACTGTTCTGCCTAGTGTGGCTAAAAGAAAGGCGGGTTAATAAAGGAAAGGGAAGATTAAGTTAACGTTATCTTCCCTTTTTTTGTGGACAAAAGACTAAGAAAAGACGTCAAAAGATGAAAAAAGACGTTAAAAGAGGAAGAAAATAGGGTTAAAAGAGAAAGAAAAGACGTTAAAAGAGGAAGAAAAAACGTCAAAAGACGATGGACCAAGGACTTTCTAACCTGAAACAAGAATCAAAGGTTAGCTCTATGTTATTGATTATGTTGAATAATAAAATCTTCTAACTTTGGCAAGGTTAGATCGTAAGCTATTGATTTTATTAACAATGTTTTGATTCCTATATAACAAAACCTAACCTCACCTGTAATATATCTAAAAGATTTCATGAATACGCTAAAAAGCTAGAAAATATATTTTTCAGGTTAGAAGTGGTAGAAATATAAGTCCTATAAGGGTTTCCGTCTAACTTTGCATAAGTTAGGTCAGGTTAGAAAGTGCTGAGAATGTTGAAAGAATGCGGGTTTAGAGCTAACCTGGTAGAAGTTATGTATTATCTGTCTTATATATAATAGAACTTGTTACTTTTTATTACCTTGGTATATACTTCGCAGATGCCAAAAGGAACATCAGGAAATATATCAGGAAAGAACGACAAGCATCTAACACCTAAGCAAATACGTTTTGCTAAAGAGGTTGTTTACAATGATGGATCT